ACTGGAGTTATCTGCCAACTTGGCTGCCGTTACAGCCGAGTCGTTGATTTTTGCAGTTTCGACCGCAGACGCTGCCAGCTCTGCAGTGTCAATCGATCCAGCGGCAAACAGAATCTTGGCGCTTGGAATTGTTGCGTCAGAGATCAGCGTTGTGCCGTTTGCAATTAGATCACTGACCGTTAGCTTCTTGGTTTCACTTGCGCTGTCGTCAACGACAGCAACCACGTCTGCTGCGACCAGATCAGCCCCAGCAAGGCTGTTAAGGGCACTGATCTTAAGGTCAGCCATGAAACCCTACGCATGAACCACGATGGGCTCATCATAGAGCCGTCAGAACTATGGATCCAGCAGGATTGCGTCTGTTGTGCCCTGCTCAAGCAGAATCTCATCCGTATTCTCTTGAAGCAGCTTGCTAGCCACTTCAAGGTCCATCCTTAGTTGAATCGTTCCAGTGCTAATAAAATCCGCTTGAATCTGCACAGTGTTGTCTGGAGCGAACTGGACAGCACAACCAGTCAACACACCAGTAAATTCATAAAAGATTGCATCGTTATCTTTAGCGGCCACACCGCCAGGATTGTGGCTTGTCGTTTTGATGTAAAAACGCGCCTTAAATTGGCTGCCTACACGAGTACGCAGCGAAAGCTCAACTAAATAATTTGGCAGCTCTTGACTGGTGTTCCCGGTGTATTCCCAGAATGCAGAAATCCGGCCCGAACCAGACATCAAAGTGCTAATCCTGCTACGAAATTCGTCAGACAGTGTGGTGGTGTCTACAGTTTCACGCTCAGTGTTCAGCTCAAATCCGTTGACTTGCGCCAACACCTTGTACTCTGCATTTTCAACTTTGACCTTGATAGGCAGATCGTTTGCAGGCGTAGCGAGGGCAGTAGCGTTCGTCGTTCCACCATTGACTGCATTGGCAAACGAGTCGTAAAGCCTGATGCCGTCTAGCTCGTCAACGTGAATAAACTTCTTAACGCTAGTTTTTGTATAGCTGTCGATAAAATCAAGCGCCGTTCCATCGGTACTCGTAATCTCAATTTGGTCGCCGCTAATTAGCTGGCCATGCTCAAAATCAAAACTAAATCGTTTTTTAGTCGCATTAACATCTGAGGGGTTAATCGTAGACCTCAGCTCACTGCCATCAAACTGCCGTTGCAGCTCAATCTCTCCATGCGTACCAAGATAAACGCTCATCAGACTGTGACAGTAGACAGTGCTCCAGTGCCTTGGAACGCAATCTCGGCTCGCACAATATCGCCAGTTGCCGCTCCAATGTTTGCGCTAGTTATGTAAGCCGTCAGCTTGATGTCGTTGTTATCCGTTCCATCAACCCACCGGAATGTCAGCTCGACGGTGTCTGAACTGCTGACACCTGACGTACCAGTCTTATAAATCTTGTTTAGCAGGTTGGTCGTGTTGATAGCACTGGCGTCGTCCTTGTAATACAACAAGGTTGCGCTACCTGAATAGCCTGTCACGCCGGGGCTATAGCTTCTAACGCCATCGCCCAAGGTTGTGGTTTCGAGCGTCTCTAGGTTGCTCGACACAGCAAAATTAACCACTTTGGCAAGGGTCGTGCCAGCAAGCTGCATTACGCCGTCTCTGCCGCTGTAGACCTTCGCCATCAGAGCACGCCAATCAGATTTACTGTAACAGTGCTAATCCCAGGACGCACCTGCGTTAGCTGCGGGGCAGAGTCATAGCGCCATTTGTTACCAGTCGCTGCGTCGATACTTGTCGCAGTGCCTTCAAAGCCTGCTCGAAACTCTGTGGGAAGAGTAAACGTCTCAAAACCGCCTTTGACGTCGTCGTAATGTGCGATGAAATCATCCGCTGCAGTGTCGTCGATATTTTGATACTGCAGCTGTAATTTCATGCCAGTGCGCTTGTCCCCATACAGAATCCGAACTTCTTTGCCTGACTGCGATTTGAACGTTTTATAGGAGTAATCACCAGCGTCAAAAGAACGACCGCTGGGCTTATGAGTAGGAAAGGCCATCAGTCTTCATCTGGCGGTCCCACCAGTGTAATCGCGCCAGCAGTGTCGATCACGTCGATTGCGATCTTGCTGCGGCCCTCAGAGTCAACGGCATAATTCCCAGCCTTAATCGTGACAATGCCATCTTGATCAATGTCTAGGGCTTCAATTTGATAGATCTGCTCGTCTGCATGGCTGCCGCCTTTCACGCTAAACACTGAATCGAACAGGTTTTGCGCCTTGCCGCCGCTGATTTCTAGCGATCCCTCTTGAACCGCGTCCTGCGCCTCTCCTGTGCGACGTTGCCAGAAGTAAACGTCATGGCTGCCGTCAGCAAGCTCTGAGACAGAGACCACCGTTCCATCAGCAGTGACGATGCCGTTGTTGTCTGGGCGATACGGACTCAGCTCTGTAGCAACACGAATAAACTTCCCTGCTTCTAGGTTTAAGCCCCAGGGCAGTGTCTTAAACGTAATTGTATGAGTGAGGTATTTACGCAGCGCCAAAAAGTAACGAGCAACCTTCTGCGCGTGCTCATCGCTTGTAATAAACGGCGCATCAAACTGCTCAATGGGAAGATCCTGGTCGCCGTTGTAATGCGCAATCAGCGTTTTTTCCTCAGGAAACTCATTGAGCTGAGACTCTCTATAAATAATGGCTGACTTAAACATCTTGCGCTCCTCAAGCTCAAGCCACGTGATTTCGAGGCTGTCTTCAATGATGTTGCCGCCCGTAAACATCGCTGAAATTAGCACTGGTTCGCTGGCGTTGATCTCGTAATTAGAGTCGTAAGGAAGAGCCGGCTCTAAATTAAGCTTGCCGTTTTTAAGGCCAACAAAGCACAGTACGCCTGCCGCCTGCTCTGCCAACCACGAGCGCAGGTTGATTGGCTCAGCAATCACATCGTCCCAGTAAAGCCTGTTGGCACGCAAGTAGCGCCCGGTCGTTGTCAGTGCAGCTTTGTCAACCAAAGAGCTGTTTAACAGCTCGCCCGCTCCAGTGTCCTTGTTCGTCACCAAGTACCAAAGCAGGTCAGTCAGCAAATTGCTTGCTGCCGTATCGTTGTCGATTAAACGCTCAACTTGAAGCCCTTGGTCTAAATACAAACGGACTTGATCAAGCTGATTAAAGTTATCGCTCGACTTCAGCTTGAGGCCAGCAACAGCGCAACCATCATAGACAGGAGTTTCATCTTCAGCAAGAGACTCGTTGACGTAAATAACTTCATGTTCAGGACCATTGTCACAACTTCTAGTAATTAAATCTCCATAATGGGAAACCTCCGCGACTCCACTGAATCGCTGGAAAAGGCGATTACTGGTGGTTTCGGGCTCTCCAAATTTATTCGGATGGAACAGCCTAAACTCAAATCCGAACTGCACGTCATTGTCGGTTCTAGCGGTTTTTACAAAAGTATCGTTATGACCGATATTGCCTTCAACCCTAACAACCTCATAACGATCGACTTCCCACCACAAATTTCTTGAGGTATGGCCCATGTCTTGCCTAACAACCGACAAGTGAACTCTCATGAACACTTTTCGATCTGCGTCTCTGGAGTATTGAAAATCTTCTTTTGTTGTTTTAAAGCCAACGGGCTTGTTATCTCTGTATGGTTCAATACCTGTAAGTCTTGCAAAGATATTGCTTAGAGTGACGAATCTAATAGACTCGCCTTCCACATAACTACCTCTTGTCTGCAATGCCTTGCAGTCAAGAAGCTGAACCTCATACCTGCTTGTATCTTGCTCAACAGGCTCATAGCTGACAATTATAGTCTCGTCATCAGACTGCTTATCCGGCGGTGCTGCCATTTCTTTATGGACGAAAAATTGACGTGGCTGGATAAGCTGGCCTTTAGTAGTGATCTGGAAAGTGCCGTAGGTAGGCGCTTGCGCTTGGTAGCTTTGTTGCTCACCCCTTGCGTCTAAGGACAACACAGGCCGTTCCCCACCACCTTGTCCGCCTCGAGTAATTCGCGAGCTTTCAAAAGGTCTAAACCTGTACTCGTATTGGCCCCGGCTTGGGTGTTTAATTTGAATTGAACTATAAATATCAACCGGAGAGTCACCAACAACAGCAAACAAATACCCACCTCCCATACCTTCCCAACCGTTATTCCTGCCCACACTTGCGTCGTAATTACTAGGGCGAACATCAATCGTAAAGAAAGAAATGCGATGAGCGTAGGAAGATATTTTTCCCTCTGTATAAGAAATATCCTCTTTGTTGCCATCGGCTATTTTTACAGGAGTTGGGAGAGGCGCAAAATGTGTGATGCTGTTAAATTTTGCCCAAACCTGAGACTTAATTCCTATTTCAGTAACGTCACAAGCCCTTGTGTTTTTAACAGTGCCTAGCTCATATCGAAGAATCGGATAAAACGCTTCCGATATTGCGTCGTCGTTTTTCGTATAAGGAACATGGCTTCGCTTAGTTATTGCTTTTTCGTCAACAATTCCAATTCTGTTTTGCGCGGCACTCCATCTTTCAATGCACTTAAGAGTTATTGTCTGGCCACCGTCTGCGTCTGTATCAGGATCAAAACGACCTTCTATTCTTCGTTTTATAACCTTCCAAGTTAACGACCCAATCATAAAAGTAGATCCAACAGCAAACAGCTGGTCGTAACGAGCACTTTCAGACTGGATTGATGCGCGAATGTCAGATAGATCGACAGGGTCAAATCCTGGAGATGGACCAAAAGGTATAACCGCTTGCGTGCCTTTGCCGATTAAAATTTTAATCTCATCTCCAACATCAGCAAAAACTTCTTTTTGTCCGTCTTCCCCACTTTCATGCCCGTGCTCGCTTGTTTCTCTGACGTTGTAATTAGCAGTGGTCTCGACATTGTCGGTTGCTCGTATATGCTTAACAATGCCTATACGACGTGCATAGTTAGTGCCAGTGCCTGGCATTCCGGCATTTTCTGAACCCCTCTTGTCTTTTTGCTTGTCGTCTTGAACAGCATTGCCACCTTTGGGATGGACATCCATTAGAAACTGATCGACATATTTTTTCTGTTCGTTTTTCTTTTGTCGCTCTGCTGTGGCTTTTAGAGGCCCTTGTGGAATAGAAACAATTTTCCAATCAGGTCTGTACGGAGTGCCATTCGGAATTCCTGAATAAACACCAAATCTTGTCTGCGACGAAGGTGTAAACGCTCCACAAAATGCGGTTGTTTCCTGAGCGGCATTGGCAGGAGCAATAAAAGCCTCTTGATCATCAGCTAAGTTAACTCCGATAAAATCGCCATAACGATGATGGAAGCCTTTTAATCGGCTTTTTGCTGCTTCTCCGCTTGTATAAAAGAAGTCAAAGTAATCATCGTAGACAGCATCAAGCGCGTTATTACCCAGAAAAATTCCGGCAAGATCAGGACGATCTATTGGGCCTTGCCCAACGATCATCACCATTTCAGCGATCTGGAAAGAGTAACGACTTTTCATTCGCGACCACACCAGCTGAGGCGAAACCAACAAGCCCCCTGATGTTCTGCCATTTGGCAGCGTTTCTTTACGAGTAAATGCGATTGGAACGATCTGGCCGTACTCAGCTAGGTCTTGAGTTGCATCAAAACCAACTGTTGGTGTGTAAATATCTCGCCCTTGGACTCCGCCGAGTTTCTTTTGACGTACCCCTCTATTGCTGAAATCAGGCGGCTTTGGCGCAAGCAGAATCGCAGCCGCAGTAGTGATAGCACTAATAGCAAGGCTGACAATCGCTATCGTCGTTGCTTCATTTCTTATATCTGGGATAAGCGCGTAATCCTCAGGGCGTTCGGTTACACGCCGCTCAACCTCTTGCGCAAACTGTCGATATTCTTCCTCTGTGCAATCTAACGCTTGGATCAGCCGTCTCTCATACGGAAGCAATGGCTGCTGGAAACGGTGCCGATAGGGGACCATGCCACCGCCTTCAAATGCCTGTTGATGTAGAGACATCCCTTGCTCCAAATGACTGCGAAGACAGGGTCGCCCTGGTCCAGCAGTAACACGTCTCCATCGTACTGTGGTTCGTCAACTCGGGTTCCCCACTCCAATAAATCTCGCCCGTACTGTCTAACGCTTTGGTTGTACCAGTCATCCTGAAATTTAGGCGTTGGAATTCCCATCCGTTCCAACACCACATAAACCAAATGGATGCAGTCGATTGCTCCGTCTGGGCCAGTGCCATCAGCGCCTAAAACATAGGGCTTGCCGATTAAATCAATCACGCAACCCTGACGTTGCTAGTCAATGGCAAGTGCCCCACAAGTTCTTTCGTCAGACGTTTCCTTGGCACATCTCCGCCAACGGCATCAAAGACTGACGCAAGCTCCAACGTCAAAGCTGTGCTATCCCACTTGCCGCTGACGACCTGAGCCACATATTCATTCAGAGAGGTAGGGTTGCTTTTGTCGTCAGCATCAATAATCATTGTTCTGACTTTGGCAATAAACTCGTTTTCGACTGCATCAGTTGCCCAAGGTCTTGTCAGCTCGTTATTTGGGAAGGCGAGACTTGCAGGCTGGTTATCTCCGGCCTTGGTTATGGTCATGCCTGAAAACGCAAAAGGCAGAAAACCGTAAGCCACGCCGCTGTAGGAAGCGTCTTCTGAAACCCAGTAGTTCTGAAAGTAAAAAGACTGCGTTGCGTCCTTGGTTTCAAGAACGAGGTAGTGAGCAAAGGCAAGTGCTGATGACATCAGAGACCAATCCTCTTACGTTGTGCAGTGTTTTGCCTAAGGGTAAACAAGGCACGCTTTTCTCCTTGGTCTGCACCTTGAGCTGCAGCTTGTCGCATTCCACGCTGGAACTGATCAGCAGTCACATAATCAACGCTGTTGATACGTTCCACGGTGTAGCGAACGTCGATTGGCGCGGCAACTGCTGCTCCGACATCTTCGCCTGACGTTCCAGAGCCACCGTTTTCAGGAATAACAGAACCACCACGAGCACCGCGTGAATAACGC